GGTGTCTTGGTAAAACGTCCTTATGCGGTAACACGCTATACAGGCATCTAATCAGGTGGGGGCTTGCCCTCGCCACATTCATAAAATAGGAGAATAAAACAATGCCATATATTTTTAGTACAGCGACCAATTCAACGACATACAATGTTTATGAGAAAACAGGTAATAACCTGAACGCTTCAAAAAAACGCATTACCATTAACGGTGGACACGGGCGCATTAACAAATCGCTTATTACACCGCAGGGAGTAGCGACACAGGTGACTGACGAAGAATTGGCTGTCTTAGAAGCCAACCCAACATTTAAACGTCACGTTGAGCGCGGATACTTGCGCGTCAGCAAAGCAAAAGCCGATGCGGAAAAAGTATCGTCAGATATGACACAGCGCGATAAATCAGCGCAGCTTGTCGATGGCGATTTCAAAGACGAAAAGCAAAAGCCAAAAGTCAATAAAGAGTCATAACAATGGTTAATTTAGATATAGCCCAATTTCGTGTAGATTTTAAGGAATACGCAGACACGGGGGATTACCCCGATGCGCTAATCACTTCTAATTTCGAAGTAGCGGAGCTGTATCTAAATAACTATGATTATGGTTATTTATCACCGGCACTGTCACGCGCACTCTACCTAATGACGGCACACCAAATGCGCATCAATGACGCGATAGCAAACGGCGACACAGGATTACTCACTACATCATCAAGCATTGGTGCTGTCAGTGTAACGGCTACGCCACCACAGACGCAGAATGAGTTTACATACTGGCTATCTACTACGCCATACGGTATTCAACTGCTCGCACTATTAAAAGCATATTCAGCGGGGGGATTCATTATCGGTGGTCGCCCTATACGTTCGGCGTTTAGAAAGTATGACGGAAGTTTCTAATGCAGGTTCGCAAAGATGCCGGACTTTCTACTGCGCTGCGCAAGGTAATTGACGAAGTAAAAGCGCATAAGCTGGCAGTCGGGTGGGGCGAAAACCAACGATATCCAGATACTAATATACCTATCGCAGGCATCGCCGCTCAAAATGAGTTCGGCAATACAAAGAACAACATCCCACCACGTCCTTTTATGCGTCCGGCAATGCGTGAAAACGGCAATAAGTGGGTTAAGACGTTATCAAAACTTGTATCTAACGCCATGTCAGGTGGTGGACAGATAGTAGATGCCTTCGAAACTACGGGGTTAATGGTTGCTGCCGATGTTCGCAAAGCTATCAAGGCGGTAACATCACCGGCATTGAAAACAGCCACCGTTAAAGCGCGTCTGCGCGGCAAAAAACAAGGAAAGAGCGTTTCCCTTACCATTGCCAAGCCTTTAGTTGATTCGGGCGTTATGCTTAATTCTGTGACGAGTGAGGTGCAAACAAAATGATAGAGAAAAACATACTAGCGCAAGCCAGTCGCCTTATACCGTTAAAGCCATACCAATATCGCGCGTTTAACAGCAATACTATAAACGATGTGGGCATCATAGAAAACACCTATTCGCATGACGATACTATCCATGCCAACATACAACCCGTTCCACGTTCAGTCTATGAGCAGTTCGGGCTAGACTTACAACGCAACTATTACACGATATTCGTATCTGAAAACCTGTTTGATTTACAGCGTGAAGTCTCAGGCGATCAGGTTATATTTGACAATCGTACTTTACAGTTGGAAAGCAATACAGCCGATTGGATTAACCAATATGGTTATAACTCATACTTGGCGGTGCAAATTGACTAATAATGACATAATCAAGGTATTCCTACCGCTTATAAACACCGCCATGACAAGCTATGGCTATGATGTAGAGATACTGCAATCATACCAGCCTACGCAGACGGGCGCACGCACTAATGACGCTATCTATTTTTCGGAGGTGGATACTGAGCGGATAGGGCATCCACAACGTCTATCCGCTTGGGATTTGCTTCAAGGGAAAATGGTTAGCACGGACTTTCAACAAACGGCGATTACTTATCAGGCATCAACATTGGTTAGATCACCAAAGGATTATACGCCAAGCGATATTCTAAATGATTTAGCCCTCTACATGAACTCAGCAGAGTTTATAGATGCGCTAGAATCTAACGGTATTAGGATATTCAAAATTGGCAACATACGCGCTAATTGGTACAAAGACGACAGAGATCAGCACCAGAACAACCCTAACTTCGATTTTACTTTGATATACAATCGGACTATTATTAGGGATGATAAAGCGGTATCAGATATTGATTACATCATAAAAGGAGTTTAACACATGGCAATCGACATCACTAAATACGTTTCGATTACTTCGGGCGTTGGCGGTGCTTCGGTAGTAGCACGCCGCAGTTTCGGAGGTCGTATTTTCACCGAAAATACAGATTTGGCGACAGACGTATATAAAGAGTTCACCACACTGGCGGACGTAGGCACTTACTTTGGCACAACCTCAGAAGAATATCTACGCGCTTCACTTTATTTTGGGTGGGTTAGTAAATCCATCAAAACGGCAAAAAAACTGCAATTCTATTACTGGGATAGCGCGAGCGATACCTTGACAGAATGTTTGGCGGCTTCGGTAGATTTTAGCAACGATTTCGGTTCGTTCCTATTTATTCCGGCAACACCATTGGCGATTGATGACGTAGAAGAAATCGCAACATGGAATAACGCTCAAAATGTTATGTATATGTATTGTGAACACGTTACATCAGCTAATGCGGCGACATGGAGTGCGGCACTAGAAGGCTATGCAGGTTTGGCACTGACACTTGAGCAAACAGACGAATATCACGAAATGATTCCGATGATTGTTTTAGCGGCTACTGACTACACCAGCATTAACGGCACACAAAACTATATGTTCCAAATGTTCCCGACGCTAACGCCTACGGTAACAACAACGACACTATCTAACACATACGATGCGCTTCGTGTCAATTACTTAGGTCAAACACAGACGGCAGGGCAGACAATCAGCTTCTTCCAGCGCGGCGATTTAATGGGCGGCTCAACTTCCCCAATCGCGATGAACGTGTATGCCAATGAGCAATGGTTGAAAGATGCCATGAGTTCGTCTATCCTTAACCTATTGCTGGCACTTAGCAAAGTATCGGCAAATAAAACAGGCGTGGCACAGCTCAACGCTATCATTAACGGCGTTATCAATCAAGCGGTTATCAACGGCTCTATCAGCGTAGGCAAAGACCTTGACGATGTTCAAAAACTTTACATCACTAACGTAACGGGTGACGATAAAGCATGGCATCAAGTACAGTCTATCGGATACTATGTTACTGTTGCTATGCAGTCATACGTTGGCACAGGCGGCTCAACAGAGTATAAAGCGGTTTACACTTTGGTTTATGCCAAAGACGACACAGTGCGTGCAGTAGAAGGCACACACATCTTAATCTAAGGAATGAACTATGAATAATGTAAGTGGTTTCGGAACTGTACTAAACATCGTGGCAAGCAAGTCGTTTCCGGCTGGCTTCACGATTACACAATTTTCTGACGACAGCGACCCTATCAATATCGACCCAGTAACACTAACCGATACGGCGATGGGTGTTAATGGCGATTTGATCGCATGGGGCAAAGCTAGTCCAATTAAATTGGTGCTTTCGGTTATCCCAGACAGCGAGGACGATCAAAACCTAGCGATCTTGGCTGAAAACAATCGTGTCGGTAAAGGCAAAACATCAAACTATGATGTCATTACCCTAACAAAAACAGACCCAGCGGGCAACACAACAACTTTCGGAAATGGCGCAATCATTTCAGCACCTATCGGCACAAGCCTAGCAGGTAGCGGACGCGCTAAAACAAAAGTCTATACGTTCGCGTTTGAGAACAAAAGCGGGAAATAATGATTAAACCAAAAGAGATTAAGATAATTGATATAGATGGAAATGAGCGCACTTTTATCATCACACGATTCCCAGCAACGGACGGCATGGAAATTCTATACAGATTGCCAACCGCATCGTTGCCAAAAATTGGTGACTTTGACGCATT